CCAGATCTGTATGGAGAAATACATGCGATGCAATCCTTACGGGTGCCTGCAATCTGGATTAGTTTGTTTGCCTTAGCTTGTGCTTCATAGATGGAAGAACCACCAGAAGGACCATTGATTAAGTAATTGACAGTGTACTCAGCAGGATTTTCGAGAACTGTGTAGGACTCAATGACATCACCGAGACTTACTTCGAATTGACCAACTCCACCGTAATCATTACCATTTGCAAGACTCATGATTTGAGCACCAGCACCATTGAAGGTAACTCCCTGTGCTTCTTGTCCCCAAGTACCAGTTTCATCGACTGTGAATCCAGCACCCATTAGGTTATACTTCAGACCAATACCAGTTTGTGCAGCACCAACGAAAATGTTGTCGGAGAACTGAGCGATATAGTCCTTATAGTATACAGCGGTAGATGGGGAGATCTTAGCGTCAGAAGCCTTGGAAAGTCCAGTCCACTTCTCAACAATATTACCTGCAGTTCCAGTAACTCTACCAGTGTCATCAACTACAAGAACATGTAGTTCGTCAAATCTGGAACTTCTCTCTTTAGCGTACTCAGAAGTTGCTGGTTTTGGTGCAATAGACTTCCAATAAACTGTGCTGTTGCTCAGTCCAAGAGTCTGTTGATTATACCAGTCATGTACTGTGTTACCTTGTCTTAGCGACAATCCACTACCAATACCAGACATAACAATGAAGTCTGTATTAGCGAACGCAACACCAGCGGTTGTGTCCATAATCAGTGCAGTGGTATCGTTTGGATCACCAGCGGTTGTAAATCCAACGACTTGACCTGTGTAAGTTCCGTTTAGGGATCTAACTTGGTCACCAATAGCAACCTTAGAAGTGTCTAGATCAGCACTAAAGTCAATGACAGTGGAACCAACACCTACAGCAGCCTGGAATCTCGTTCTCTCCATTCTGATTTGAGAACCAGAAGAATCAAAGACTCTATAAAGGTTTGCGTGGTTTGCACTCTCAGAGTATGCGAGACCAGCAACGTGATCTAGAAGTCCTTGATCGTATCCTAGGAATGCTCCAGTGCTGGAACCTTCTTCATAATCAACTTCATACCACTTGTTCTCTCCCTCAACATACTTGGAAAGAACTTTAACATCAACAGATCCGTGATGGACATCAGTAATGACACCCTTTAGATATCCAGTTTGAACGCCAACGGTTCCGTTTGTTAGTGCAACAGAAGTGGAGAATCCAGCAGTAATAGCGTATCCAACGCCGATACCCTCTGTACCGATTGCCAGTCTCTGGTCGGCTCTTCCGTCAACAATACAAACTTTTAGGTCATTTGCCCAAGATCCTGGGTTTCTTGCTGCATACAACCAATCGCCATCGGTCGTGTGATTGTTGTAGTAATCTTCTGTAGAATTTACTTGTAAGTTTGTAAGTGCAACACCAACTGGTACGTTAGCATTTGCCAGATACGAGTTGCTAGATCTTACGACTCTTAATACGCCACCGTAAGAAAGGAAGGACGAAGCTGTCATCCAGTACTCATACTGGTCGTCCGTGCTGTAAGGCTTTCCGAAGGTAGCGAGTAGATCCTGTTCTGTCTCAACCAGGATGGGAACGTTAACTGGACCCTTCGCAAAAGGACCAGCAATTGCGCCTACCTGATCAGTGACATCATCAATTCTTCCAATAGTAAGATCAACTTCCCTTACCTTGACGCCTGGTGATACTAAATTTAACGCCATGTTTGTTCCTCTTGAAGAAGTTCATTTTCCCTGTGATTATTTAGAAATTCCTCTTGCTCAAGTGGGGAAACAATGCATGAACGTACTACCAGTCAGGATATTCCCATCTACCAAAGATATTTGTTACCATTTTATCTACGACCTTTTTTCTTGCATCAGCAACTCGTTTTTTTGTGCATTCTTTACACTCATATGAATAGGCAGACAACGTAGTTCTATCTCTTCTTGTTCTATAAAAGTCTGTAAGAAGGTCTTTTGTTTTTCTGCATGACCTACATCTTCTTTCTTGTAAAACTAGATGACCTAAACTAAATTCATCATCCAAGTCCATCACAGATACTCCCACATAAACGAACGATCTCCATACTCATCTACGTTCCATCGATCACCAGCAGAGTCTACAAAACTACTCTCCTCAGTAATACCATCACTTAAGAATCCAAATGGTGCCATATCTTGTTCAATTTGATCTCTCTGATCATCGTAGACTCTTTTTCTGATGTCATCATCAGTCATTTCTTTGAAGTAGTCTTGAACAATCAGCCAAGCAAAAATAACCAGACACATTGCCAAGTCATCGTTACATCCTTCTTCTGCCTCAAATGAATTTGCTTTCTCTACAAAAGTCGTAAGTTCTGCAATAACATCGTAATCACTTATTAGTAGTTTATCACTCTCAATAATTGCTTTGAGATTAAGAGCACCGACTTTTTTAACAGTCTTAGACATCTTAACTCCCAGTTGTACTTTATTTCCAGAGAATCCTTGACCAACAATTTGACCAGCACGTCCACGCATTGATGCCATGAGTAGATTCTCATACTCAAGGTCATATTGGATAATACTTGCAACCTGATCACCGATGTCATTTACTTCACAGAGAATAAATGCATTGTTATATGCTTTTGCAAACTCCATGATGACATTTGGGAACAACATTGGTTTAATTACATTGTTCCTATATTTTGCAACTACTTTATATGGGAATGAAGTTGTGTCAAAAACAATAAAAGCAGAATAGTCTTTTTCTACACCCCTGGCAACGTCAACTGTTATAACATAGGTATGGTCTTTTTCTGGAGAATCATATATCTCTCCTCCCTTTTGTCCTTTACCTATTGGTTCATCGTAGACCATCGCTTTGAGTTTAGCTGGAGCGATTAGAGTATCGACCGATCCAAGGAACTCACATTCAAACTCAACTCGGAACTGAGCTTCTGACGTGTTCTTGATTGTTTGTTCTTTCCATGCCTCATCACGACCAGGAACCTCTGACCAGTGAACGTCAGTAGTTACATATTCATTCCTACCAAGTTCGGCATCATGCCATAACCTGTAGAAGTGATTCATACCCTTGGGGGTAGAAACGATAATAACCTTTGTAGATTTACCAGACGAAATAGTAGGATATACAGAACTGAAGAAGTCGTCTGCAATATGGTTTGGGATGAACGCAAATTCGTCCAAGAAGATGATGTTGAACGACATGCCTCGGACAGCAGACGCAGATGTCGATGCAGCAATGATCTTCGATTTGTTTTCTAGTTCAATAGAACCTCTGTTCCAAACTGCAACACCTTGTTGTAACCAATGAGGTAGTGCTTCATATGCAGTTTGTAGTCTACCCAAAAGTTCTCTTGCAGTTGCTGCTTTGTTTGCTAGGATACCAATGGTAACACTATCGTTAAAAAGAGCGTAATGTAAAAGGTAAGATACAACAGTCGTTGACTTACCCGACTGTCGTGGCATTTTGCAGATGTTGAATCTGTTTTCATGGAAATTCTTTACTAACTTTTCTTGGAAAGGATACATCTCGAATGGAACGAGACCCTCATCCAAGTTAATAATCTTGATATAGTTTTCTGTAAAGTATACGGGATCTTCCTTACACTTTAAATACTCTTCAATGTTTTCTTGAGTCCACTCAATATTAACATTGGTTCTTTTTAGATTCGGATTACCAAGATATACATCACTATCTGCAGGCATAATCAGTCTTCAATGACAACTAATGGTTTCGTTGGATCTTTTAAGCTTGGTGCAAAGTAAATTACTTTTCCACCAGGATAAATTTTTTCTAGTTCTGCTTGAACGTCTCTCTTAAGTGGTCTACCTTTTTGTGGGAAAAACATCTGTAGAGTTCTCGTCATCCCTCTGAAGATGAATGTGATTGCGTAGGTAGATCCGTACTGGTTGATTCTTCTATAATCTTCGCTAATAAATTCCCTGTAAGATTTCATGATTGAAGAACCGATTTTAACTATTTAGATTTATTTTTATCGTTCAGACCTTGCTTAAGTAATTTTTGCAACTCCGAGGTAGAACCAACAAACAAGGCATTGTTAGTGACATTCGTTGGTCCTTTTGGATTCTCTTCAGTTACATCCTTAAGTTTCTTCTGTAAATCCATGAGCTTATCTGCAGTATCAGCAACACTTTTAATTAACTGACCTGCAACTTCATATGCTCTTGGTGAATCTGACTGTTGAGAAACTTCTAAGATTCCATCAATAGCCTCTTGACCTTTTTCGATCAAAGAATAGAGTTGACCTCTAGTGTATTCATAGTCTCTCTGTACGTCT